CCAGGGAGCAGAGAGGCTGAGAATGTGAGCATAGAGAGATTTTTCATCCATATTGCATAGCGACCTGAGCACAGTGAACACTGCAATATCATGCTCCTGCCACTACAACAGGGGAAGACCCATATAATTACAGTAATATCAATTTGTAGATCTGATCAAGCTAGCCAAGAGGAAGATTTGTAAAGGCATTGATGCCGAAGGGATTTAATACTGGCTAACGGCGCGGTTTAACACGCCGTCTTTGAAGGTTACTTAGGGGTCACTATTGGGAGTTGCAGCCATGCGAGACCTATATCTCGGTGCATATGCTCTTTGTTACCATCGGTTATCTCGACCGGATCTCTTGCTTGCCCGTCATAAACTATCGCAAGCCTGTCCCCGACCTTAACAACAGATGGAATGCCAATTATTTTAGGTGACCATTTAACATTAGATGAGTCAAGTACAACGGCTTTATTTTTTGGGTCCCAATAATTAAAGTCTTTTGTCCAGTAAACCCATGCTGCGTCGGTATACTCTCTTTTATCTTTATCAAGGCCAACATGATTAACAAACATGAACCATGTCTTATCGGATTTCTGATAATAAACCGATGCGTTTTCTATATTTTCCTCAACAGGAAATACAGGCTTATCTGAAACCTCCCATGGAGAATCAATAGACTTTGTTCTTGCAAGTCCTATAGTTCTTTTTAATCCCCAGTTTGAAGAGCTGAAAAACATATAATATCCACCATGCGGATCTGGGTAGACGGGGCCGGGTGCAGCTGTGAGGTCATAATAACTTGAGGATTTTACGCTAAATGGCTGCTTATCGTACTGCCTTATCCAGGGGCCGGTTGGCCTGATAGCAATGGCTTTCGCAGGTACATATGCCGGGTAAGGTACAAAATTTGGGGATGCTGATGCGTTTTGCGTTGCCAGGTAATACATGTGCCACTTACCTTCTGCGTAAAGCAAGGTACCAAAACTTGCGCTTGCTGAGTCGATTGAGCCTTTGCAACCTAAATCAAGCATTGGGCCAATATAATCCCAATGCTTCAGATCCTTACTGGTAGCCATGTTTACCAACCACCCCTTCGGCCCGGCACCGTCATAGGTCATGTAATAGGTCCCATCAGCCACGTAAATCGCCACATCCCTAGCTCCAAGCTTATCATAACCAAATGGCGCATTGCCGTGACGGTAAACTACACCATCATCTTTAGCGTAAAGCTCGAACCCGGCGGCAGGCCGACCATCAATGTAAGAAGTCGGTGTGATTTTTTTTATGACACTTTCTGCTGAATAAGCTGCTGCTGAGTAGGTTGAAATCAGCAATGCACCTGCAATTAAACTCGCAATTCTTTTAAACATGGCACCCCCGCCTAAAATAAATACGATTTCATTCTATGCTAGTTAATGCAAGGTGCAAAGCTGATCAGTTTATTCAGTGGGAGGTGAAGGTAAATTTATCTTTGGGTCACCCTCGGGTGTAGACAGGATGTTTTTTAGTTTATCACGGTAGGCATTCCAGTCCGGTGATGGCGTTTTACCTTGTGAGAAGAAATTCATCAGCACGGTATCTGAATCCCTTAAAGCTGTTGAAGCCCTGCCCTGAAGCGCGTTCCATGCTGGTAGTTGGAGATAAGCTAAATACCTCTCGTCTGTTTCTTCCAACTCTCCATAGTTTTCGTAAACGCCCTCACCCTGAGGGGAGGCGAAAGTAGATATGATTTTCGTTTTTGAACTGTCTGAAAACTGCACGTAGGCCATTTCTTTTCCCCTGTCAGAATGTGTAAGACGTTAAATATGCATAGGCTGATGCCAGAGTATCTGACGAATCACCTTTCATAACCGACCAGTAAAGCGTTTGCGGACTCACCACAACCAGATTAGAAAATGGTGCCTGCATGCTGTTGTAACTGGAGTTTGTGCCGGACACGATTTGCTTCATGCCGTTATCAACGCCGGGTAAAGACTGTAGACGAAGTGTCGGCCTGATTGAGTTACCTGATGTGACAAACATGATCCCATCAATTGTTTTGCAGTTTTTTGGAACAATTGAGCTTAGACTGACCGCTGTGGGAGTGTTAATGAAAGAAGTGGTCGATGCTATCTGAGTTGTGGTTAGTAACACATTCCTGCCCTGCTGATAGAGAACAATGATTTTACCAGTAGAGTCGGTAGGAACGACGCTCAACAGGGCAGATGCCGTATATCCTGACGGCATATTTGCGCCACCGTAAACCTCAGGAATGACTGCAGATGTCGCATTGACTGCCAGCAACGCCGACGTGGCGGTTGTCGGGTTGAATATTGCATAAAGTCCTACATATCCACTAACCGGGGCTGAGCCAGTATCCATGCCACCCACGCCAGTTGTGGCAAGATTGACCGATTTGTTAAATGATCCGATGCGGAATACAGAACCACCTAAAGCGGTACTTACCAGAACCTCGTCCGCAGTGAGTGTTGCCGTGGCGGAAGCAGCAGAGAGTGTCATGGCGACATTTCTTGCATCACCTACAACGCCACCTGATGCGGAATGCACGAAAGCTGTAGATGCAGCCTGCGTGCTGTTCGTTGTCGCTGAAGCGGTCGGGACTGTGGGCGTCCCTGAAAATGCCGGGGAATTAAGTGGCGCTCCGCCAAGAAAGTTAAGAAGGCTTAGCCAACCAGTGGTGACCGAGTTAGGGTCATTTGTGTTCGCATCCACCGTGCTGATGAAGATATCGCTTGATGCATTGCTTAATAGCACGCTTCCCTTAGGATAGCCTCCAATACCTGTAGCGAATGCACTGTCAAACGTATTGAGCGCTCCGGCGCTGCTCCATCGAGCGAGCAAGGAAAGCTCGTACAGGATTTGGTTCATATCCTGACCTTTAGGCGGCAGCCCCCCAGCAGCCTTCAGAATCATTGTTACAGCCGGAAACCCTGCGTCATATGATGCAGTGTTGTCTCCGGCTGGAGTTGTATTAAGTAGATTCTCTCTTTGTCCATTTACAGCAAATGGCACTGGTTGTTTTTTAGGTGAGTCAGTACGTTTCATGTTTCATCTCTGTAAAAGGTGCCGTCATTGAAGAGATATGCATCATCAGCAAAGCCGAAATAAGGAGGAACTATTTGACGAGCTATGACTAACACACCGCTGGGAACTGGCAGGACGTCATAGTTCTCAAGGATTGACCTTTCGTAAGGCGCCAGATCGAAATCGCAAACAATCCCCATGGTCATGTCGCCATAGTCAATGCAAAAAGCTTTACCCCTGCCTCGAAACAAAATGGAAAAGAATTTGTTTATTTCAGGAATTGTCGCGATGCTGATGTTTGAAAATGCCTTGCACATAATCAGGGTTCTGTATGCATCGTCACCGAGCCTGACAGTTTCTGTTTCCTGCACTCCTGCATAGAATGGTTCATCATTAAATGGCGATGGATATTGTGTTTTATCCCCGCTGTCTGCTTCGGCAAATCCAAAACTGTTATTCTCAATATCTGTTCTGATAAATCGCGTGACGCCGACAATTTTCCCCCATACATCGAGGCCATATGTGAGGTTTGTTGAAACATCCCATACGTCTTTAATAAATTCGTCGGTGAAGTCATCGAGAGAAATTGCCTGGTCAAAGCTGTCGATAATTGAGAGGAGTTTGTTGCTTGCTGAATACTGGGTTAAAACCGTGTCTTGCCATTTCACACCATCACCACCTCAATATCGTCAAGCTGGATTGTCGGAACCTGATCAATACCCACGGTTACGGAAGGATGAAAATCCGTTCCGTTCGTGGATATCTGCAGGCTTGAAATGTTCAGGTAGTCGGGCGAAATGGAAATAACCGGTGCATAAAACACACCTGAGTTAATTCTCGACCCTATCCGGGCTTTTGCTATTCCGCTGTACCCGCCGTTAAAAACACTCTGGATCATGTTTTTAACCTGAACGGTGATATCAGATGGCAGGTTCTGGTTTGATTCTATTTGTACCTTGAAGCGCACTCTTACTGGAGACACCCGCTGCCATTGCATTGTGTACTGCGGGTATGGAGCGCTGTAATTTTCCCGGTCTTCTACAACCAGTGATGTATTGCCATTCAGGTTTGCTCCGGGATTTTTGGTCGTAAATATTGCCTGGGCCACATCCGAATCAGAGCCACCGTATACGCCGATATAAATAGAATGCGGCGCGACGGGGAAGCTTGTGACGCCCTGATTTACGGTTGCAGCGGTTCTGTTTGACCACACGTAGGCATCAAGAACCCCATTAACCGCAAGCAACGCAGCTAGTGTTGCGGCATCCATATTGCGCCCGCTTCTTGCGACCGACTGACGGCGACGTGTTTCAAAAGCAATGCGAGACTCAACATCCACGCCAACCACGCCAGGGCTGGAGTTGGTAATCGAATCCCACCCGGCGACTGCACGGTAAATCTGATTAAGTGAGCCTGCGTCACAGGAAATTGGCCCTGTTGTAGTGTTGACGAACGCGACATCAACAGAACCGGTGGAGGGGATCGTGGCAGCATTGACGGACTGATATATATAGCCGTTTTCATCAACCGCTGAGCTTCCTGCGGGGATGACAGTTCCGGCCTTTCCGATACAGGTCGCAGTGACTACAGTCCCCTGTGCTGATATCCGGTCCATGAAATAGATGCGGCCTATGCCATCCTGAAATCGACCTGTCGCAAAATCCGGGTTTAGCTGGTTAAACAGGCACAGGAGCTTGTCATAGACCTGAGCAATGATCTCAGTATCTGACTGTGCAAGTTGGCCCTGTGGTGAGCTGAGAGAGTTGCTGGAGCCGCCACCTAGTGAGTTAGTCATGTCGGTCTGACGACCAGCCAGAACGTCTGAAATATCCGGTACGGCTATGCCAGACTCTGTAATTGTCACATCCGGTACTGCAGTTTGAATTGTTGTCATAGCGTCGCCTGGGCAATATTCCCGTTTTTGTCAGTTACACGGATGGTCCCGCGCATTCTGCGGGTTGACCGGTCAAAGAAGACGTTAGCCAGCGCTTTATCCACCACGGGCAGTTTCAATGCTTCTGCCTGCATTTTCTGGGCAATAAAGCCAGGAGTCGGTCGCTTACCTAACACGTCTGTTTTCCATGGGATGCCGAGCGTGGTGTCATAGAAGCACTCACCGGAAAACACCAGGCACGCGCTGGCAACATCCTGTGCGACCGCATAAGAGTCTTCAGCGATGGCTATATTGCCGCTGCCATCCAGCGTTAAATCCCACGTACTGACGTCGAGTTTCATGGTTTTATAGGTCATGCTGGGCTGTCCGTATTCTGTGAGGTTACTGTTGCGCTTCCAGACTGAACGCCTGTTACCTGGTGCTTGTGCCTGTCGTATGCATCGCGAAGCGCCTTGAGCGAAGCGCCTTGGGTGCTGTTGTTGTCTGTGATGTTCCCGCCGGCGGTTATATTGCCTGTCACGTGCATTTCAGGTGTGGTCACGTTCACGCCGCCCGGCGCAGTGATATTTGCTGTTGAGCATTTGATGTTCACAGGGTTTGGCGAGGTAATGTTGATTGCACCATCCGCGAACTCAATAAATTGAGTCGGCTCACCATTGAGAAACCCACCGAAATAAAGCGCATCTGATTTGCTGTGCATTCGGGGCGACCCGGGGGCTGACTGCTTAAGGTTGGCCCTCACAAGTGAGTTATCACGATCACAGATGGCAGCCATACCAATATCGCCGACTACCGGATTCATTATTACGGCGCTACTACCACGCTGAAGCCGGAAAACAGGAACGTTATATACCGGCTTGTTCTCAATGATTGCGCCGCTCTGATCCGTTCGGGAGATAAGAGGAAGCATGTCTACAACGAGATTTGGCGCTGAACCACGTACCGCCACCACCTGCACAAGCTCTATAAAAAAAGCCCCGGAAAGGAGCTTTTTGAAAACGTATGAAAGAGATTCCGCATCGCTGGTCTGCGCACTCGTTGGTGTGAAAAGGTTATCTGGCACTTTCCTGTTCTCCCTGCTGCCTGTTGGCTACACACACCGAATGCCATAGACCATCCTCAACCCATGACGAAAGCTCATGCGTTACGCTGGTAAGCTTATAAACGCCGCTCGCGTGGGGAAGAGAGGTATCAAGCTGAATGTTTCTTCCGGTTGTGAGGAGCGTTGAGAACTGAGTCTGAAACATCACCCCGCCGTTAGAAAAAACCGGGTACCCTATGAGCCCATAATCCGGAGATATAAGAGGCTTAATTTCGTCTTTAGTGGAGTTCTGCGGCCAGAATGTAATTGATGGAGGGGTAACCGACATTGCTATCGACATGTGATCGCATATCGATTGAAGCTGATCAAACACACTTCCTTCATAATGGGGGTTTGTCACAACCAATCCATTCAGTCCTGTAATGTAGGGGCTGTAACCAGCTGACTTGCATATTGCTGTTATTACGTCTGCTACGGGCGTTGAACCACTGAATGAAAATGGCGATACCGCTTTATTCTGTAGGTCAGCATTAGCCGTTGCCGTGATTATGAGCGCTGAGTTAGGAACCGAGTTCATGTTGGCGATAGAAGATGTCATATAGCCCACAAATATTGCCGTGTTCTCAACGAAAATCTTCATACTGATTCGTTCGGTATCTGTGCCAAACAGCCCCATAGCTTTTGCTGACAACGCGGCCAGCAAATCCAGACCCAGGCCGAAGATGCTAACGTTGACCTGAGTTCCAAATAAATTACCTGAAGAATGGCAGGAAACTGTAGCTTTCACATTTCTCAAAGATATCTGGTTGTTGCCGGCCTTATCGAATGATGACGTTTCATTGACGAATTCAAAACTGAGAGATCGCTGGTTATACAAGGTCTGATGTCTCCATGTAATATAGTGGGAAGCGGGTACCCAGGCCATCATATGAAGGGTCGCTTTGTCCGCTGTTATCCATGAAGACCAGATCGCCAGTGAAACCCAGATATGAATAGCGGACCATCCTGTTAGCAAAGAGGCATGGAACGCCCTGCATGACGACGTCGCCGTTTACTGTCAGGTCCATATAGAGAAAACTTTCCCGCTGTATGAGCCTGATAGTGCATCGCTGACCTGCAAGTTCGACTGATATTGACTGAGATCGTAACGGCTGGAGTGGGATAGTCCTCATGTGACGTTCTCGCTTATCTCTTTAGCAAGCTCTGCCGCTTTCTGGGTGGCACTGGTCGCAACATTTATGGCTGGTTTGGAGACAGTATCCAGCGCACTCTGGAAGCTCGTTGATATTGAATTGCTCACTGAGGTGGCGATGGACGAAACAGACGTCTTCAGTGATGACCATGATTTCCCCAGCTCATCTACAGTGGATGGAGTTGACCCGGCATCTTTTATTGGCGCGCCCATACCTGTAACGCCCTGGCTGATTGCGTCGCTTGTTGGTTTTGCATCGGCCTGAGCCCCCGAAAGCACCACCTCCATCTGCTGCATTACTTCCTGAAAGTACAGATAGACTGTCAGCATGCTTACACCGCGCTGAGAATTCACCTCGTAGGAATGATCCACAAGGTCGTAACTCTCCAATGTTTCCTTTGGCGTCTCGATATCGTAAGTATTGGCGGTGCTCAGCATCTGCTTAATGGTGTCAAGCGTACCGCTCTGACTGGTAAAGGTAAGGTCAAAGATGTTGGGGAATCCACCGGTATAGCCAGTCAGGCCGGTTACGATGATTTCACAGCGCACCATCGAAGGTTCTTTGACTTTATTAATGGACTGGTACTTTCCGCCTTCTACAGGAGCATTAACTATCTGAGCCCGCCCGCTGGGCTGTATTGATGCCATGCCACTGAATTCAAGAGCAACGTCACCTGTTGTACTGTTACGGATCACATATTGAGGATGAAGAACGCTGTCGATAATGGATAGCGGAGAGCCACCACCGATAGCATTGAAAATGTCTGCGGTGTTTAAATCGATGATGCTCATGCTTTCTCCGGGCAATAAAAAACCCGCCGGAGCGCTGAGGGATCCCCATAAATCAGCGCTAATAAACCAGCACCATATTTCGGTAGGTTCTGGCGAGGTGATTAAGAATGGTGCTCAGCACCGTTCGCTTTAAAATTAGCGGAGAGTGTCTCAGGAT